TCTGTTCCAATTTCCTTATCGCCGGATTAAAATAGTGAAATCTTCCCGGTTCGCCGAAAGCATCAAACTCACCACAGAGCCAGTTACCGCAAGAAAGACAATACACTTCACCGTATTTGTTCTGTTCAGGATGAGAATTCAAGACCTGCGTGCCAGTCCATTTATCCACTTCCTCCTCGCAAAGGTTACAATACAAAGTTTTCTTATCTTCATGCAGACCTTTAGCCATCGCTTTTAAATCCATTCTTTTTCAAAAGCAAATCCATCCCTAATTTAACCGCAGGCATACACTTGGTGCTTTCTTTGATTTCCGCTATATCCTTTAGTGTTTGGGCGTGAAGAGTGTTACAAAGTATCAGTGGCACAGTTTCTTTCTCTAATTCATCCTTTATCTCATCAAGTCTCTCATAGTTTCTATCGATCTTTTTATTCACATAATCCTTAATATCGTTTATTTTCCAGAAGATACCAAGACAGACTCCTGCGATTACAACGAGTCCTCCGGCAATCAACCAGTTAATAAGTTTATCCATTCCTTTCCTTGCCTTCTAATTACGCTACTTTTATCTTATGCGTAATAGTTAATGTATCTCCGTCGGCAATATTAAGCGCAGCAAAAGACTGGCTCGCCAGCATTGTTCCAGCTTCGGTTGCATTAAAAATCCCTTCTTCTGTAAGAACCAAGGCCCCTGTAAAAGTAAAAGTAGTTACCCATTGGGCCGTATCATTAGTTACAGTAGTAGTAACCTGAGTCCCAGTAACATTTGCCCCACCGCGCCTAGTTCCTCCATTAGTAGTGCTTTCAGATCCTAAAGCAGTCGCGCCTGGGGTCCCTACTCCTATGGCGATATAATCAAAGGCAGTTCCCCCCACATCAGCCAGCATTAACCCTGCCACCGCTGCCTTGCCTACTGAGGTAATGGTATTCTTTATGAGCCGGTCCTCCTTGAGATTTCCATGCCTGTCTTTTAATACCAGACGAATTTCACCTACCAACTTGATACTATCTACGAGTGGATGCATAGGTTCTTCTCCTTTTTTAATTATTTTTACTATTTGCCTGGTTATCTTCGGTATCGGTTTTTTATATGTTTTATCTATAATTTCACTCATACTTTTTATGCCAAGAGGCATTTGTCCTGTTTGTTTTAGTCCAGTTAGTTAATGTTTTGGTTACCTTATTCCAGGTAGTCGCGATATGCGAAATATGAAGCCATTTAAGAACCTTCGTAAATACATCTGTAAGTGAAAGGCTATCAGAAAGAGTGCGAGTGATCCCTTTAGCTATATTATCGGTGAGAGTAATGGTCTCTTGGAAAAATATGGCAATATCTCTAGCCGCTACTTCCGTTAAAGTAACTGTATCCTTAAGAAGTTTGCTTATTGCCCTACCGAATGTTTCGGATAAAGTTATGGTTTCAGTAAAAGTTTTTCCAATTCCTTTAATAAAACTGGATTCGGATAAGGTTATTGTTTCAAGGAAAGTTCTTGCGGGTGCTTTAGAGATTACTTCGGAAAGAGTTAAGGTTTCAGTAAAAGTTTTGGTAAATTGTTGTGGCGAAAACATCTTGTCCAGATAAATAATATTAGCAGCGTCAGCATTTAAAACTGTAAAAATAATCCTGTCTATCGCATCCTTATCGGCATTGGTTACCGCTGATATATCCACAGTTTGTTCTTCCCAAGTATTTGATTGAATTATATTAGGAGTATGTTCTATAACATTTAATCCACTATCACGCCATCCTATTTTAAAATTACTTCCTGTCCTTGAGGCTCTAATGGCAAATCTAATTTGCGTTATACCTGTCAAGTCTATGGGGCTTCCTATTGTCCTTGTTAGGGTTTTATTGAGGGAGTCGGTTGCTGCTGCTATCCCTTTTAATGAATATGAACCTTGTTGTTTTATAGTGGATTCGGAGTAGGATTGAAGAGATAACTCCATCATCTCAAATTCATACGCTACAACTTGTCCAAGTGCGTAATATCCTTTTGTTGCATAAACCATATGAGATTTATAAATTACTGAATTAGCAAAAGTTATTGTCTGCCAACCTTCAGGATTGGTATTGGCGAATGTTCCTGAAGTAATTGTTGTCCAAGTTCCGTCTGCACCATTGGTTGAATCATTAGAACCTTTTATAATATAATCCTTGATACCCATATCAAGATAATTATAATATCTAACCTGCCTAATCATCTTCCCTACCGAACCGATATATGCCCACCAATGGGGAAAAGCTCCAATTCCAGTAGTAGACCACAAAGTTCCTGTGTCATTATCACAAGCTAAATCAGGTGTATGAACCCCAGTATATAAATCTGCATAGGCAGTTCCACCTGTTAGAATATCAGGACCATAAGTGGTAGCATTCGTCACATAAGCCGCCTGTGCAAGGGCGTCGGTGGAATAGCCTTCCATAAAATCGAGTTCTAATGCCATATTCTATGCCTCAGTAACATGTGTCCCCAATTCCTTTACCATAAACTTTGAATCCAGCGTATCCAGTCCGACTTTAAACAGAGCAAGTTTTTCTTTGCCTTTTGCTGCATCTTCCTGGTAGTCGCTGTAATAGGTAGCCTTTATACCATCCTTTAAAATCTCCAGGATATCGGTAGAGCCGAAGAAATCATCACCCAGGGCCACATTATCCACTTCCTTAAAATGCTCCACATATACAACCAGGTCCTCTGCAGCAGATTTATTAAACTCTATGACATTCCCGACGATCCGATAGTCTGAAGGATTGCCTGTTATTTGAGTATTCTGAGCCTCGCCAAATTCGCTTTCCGTGGCTTTATCGATATAGTTTTTTTTGCCGCCAACTAAATAATAGATGGCGATCTCCTCTATGAACCCTGTCGGAGTGGTAAGGTAATTAACCCCGGCTTTCAAAGTAGCATAAGAAGTATCCATCAGCAGTCTACTCCGGCAGAAAAGAGGGAATCTGCGCAAGGCCCCTTTGGCGAAAATCAGCATCTTAGCAATTAAATCTGTGTCTCCCGAGTCTTCCCCTACATCACTCAATACCTCACCGATAATCTCTGAGATTAACATCTTTTAGTCTCCTTCTATATTCCTACGGTTAGGATTATTTCTTTTTCTTAAATTTAGGTTTAGATGAAGACTTTACACTCGGACCTGGATCAGTATCAACTTTCGTCTCAGGAGTCTTACCTAATCCTCCTACCGTCCTTTCAATACTATCCGGATATTTGGCAATAAAGCGATCCTCCAAAATCGATTTATCCTTTTCAGCCTTCACTCCGAAGACTTCTACATCTATAATATTCTTAACTTCCAAAGACTTCTCAATCCCATTCCATTTTAAAAGCACAGGTCCTGTTCCTTTATTTCTTAACATGCTCTACCTCCAATTTATTTGCTCATAATTTTTCCTATAAGCCTCAGATCCTACAAAGATCACTCTACCTTTAAATTTATAGCCTAAATCCCCGGCAATCTCTTTTACGCCTTGAGCAATATCTTTATTAGAGGCTTCCCGGCGCGCCCCTTTGTCCTCTATTGCCCTTTTTAAGAGTAAGCCTCCAGCTTTCTCCTGAGCAGAATTAAATCTCTTAACTTTAAAATCAGCCATACACAAAAAAAGGTCAAGAGAGAATAGTCTCTGACCCCTAATCAAAAACTATTCCCCCTTAACCCTAAATTACTAACTAAGGAGCAGGTGTTTGACCTGACATCCTAGCCGATGACTTAAACTTTAACGCGACGAGGTTGAAGTAATATTTGAGAGTGCCTTCCCAGACGGTCCTGTTAGAAGATGACCTCTTTAAAATTCCACCATGTGCATCTGCTTCCAACCACGCAAATGGCTCAGACATCTCTGCTAATGTAAGCGCATCAAAATCAACCATCTGAACATAACCAGACCAAGTGTCAAAATCAAGCATAACACCCAGCTTGCCACCCATGAACTCCAGACCCTTCCACCCACCGGATAACACATCTGTCATTTGTGCGCGCTTCATGCTAGTCAAGAGAGATCCATAGTAGGCAAACAGTCCAGTATTCATAAACATTACCTTAGCCCCACCGTAACGAGTAGTTTTCAAATAAGTGGCAATCATGTTCGCTTCAGTCAAGGTAGCACCGGTATCATAGGTGTGAGAAACAGCATAAGGATTAGCAGATCTGATTACATTCTGGCAAGTTCCAACATTATCTCCGTCGTCAATGAGCCCAGCCAAACCCATAGCCTCAACATCATAAGCTTTGGTGATAGCCGTATCGTCAGACCAGGTTGTTCCAGCTGCTAAAACTATCGCAGTCGCAGAACTAACCGACGAAACTAACGCTGTTACCCCAGCGGCGAACTGAATATACATACCAGCACAGATATACTGAGTAGCATCTCCGCCGCAAGGAGGGGTATCAACGGTCAAAGCAGTAGAATTTGCGCCTGTGCCGTTAGTCTGGCATAACTTACCAGCTCCTGCTCCATGCAGGATCCGGTTAAGGTCTGCCTTAAAATCATCCTTCAATGCGGTAATTTCAACAGTAAGAATCGATGCTATGGCCTTTACATCCCCCTTTTGTGCAGCCTCAATAGCCTGGTCAGTCAACTCCAAGGTGCCGAAAGCATAGGTCATATCAGTATATGGCTGTGCATAAGCAGCCTTGCCGGAGAATGGCTCGGTGCCTTCTGCTACAGAGTATATACCGGAGTGCCTTCCAGTCCTGGCCGCGATGTAGATCTGGTTGTTGGAGATAATTACCCCGACATTCTTTTTGATCTTGTTAAAAAGCACATTCTCAATAGGCAGCTGACTCTGAATGACCGGGATAATTCGTTTCTTTAAAACCGCGCTAATATCACTAATTGTCAAACCCATCGTAAACCTCCGTCTTTAATTATCCTCTTTTCTGACTCTCCTCAATTAAAGACTTCTCAATCCCTTCCTGGAGTTTCTCGAATGTTACCGTTGATGGCTTCTCTCCTCCCTCTCCACTAGCCTCTGGAATAGGAGTCTTTTTGGTTTCGAGGTATTTCTTAAGTTTTGCCTCCCCGAATTTTTGAAGGGCAGCGTGCATCTGCTTGCCTACTTCGTTTACGGTTTTGACAAAATCCTCTTGAGACGCATATTCGCGAGGATTATCCTTAAGATAAGAGATAGTCAGCATCCTCCAGAGCTTTTGACCAGTCTCCGTATCAAATTCAAGACCACCCTTTTTAGGGTCAGCCAACACCACCAGGGTCTCATTTAAGACTTGCTGGGCGTGTGTTATGGCCTCAGTGGTCTCTTTATCCGTTATTTTTGTATCTATATCCTTACCGGCTTTCTCGATCTGTGTAACTTTAGTCTCTAAAGTCTTGACTTGGCCTTGAAGAGCTTTAATTACTTTGCCTTCAGGAGATTCAGGATCGATTCCTTCCAGCAATTTATCAAGATCCTCCTTGGCCTCTTCAATCTTGCCTTCGAGGGCAGTAAGAACTCTATCTAAAACAGTCTCATCAGATAATCCCTTCTCGGTAAGGCCTACAATCGCCTTTACCATTTTGGGATTCTTGCGGACTGCATCTGCAAATTTAATCAGGTCCCCGAGTTTCTCTCTTTCCTCTGATAGGGCCTGAGTCTTTTTGGTGTAGTCCTCGTTGAGCATAAAACCCTTCTTTAAATCCGCTAAAGTAATCTTGCGGCCTTCCCCCAGGTCTATCTGGTGGGCTTCCAGATCAGATTTCTTAATCTTGAGGCCTGCTATCTCAATGGTCTCAGCATCCCCCTTTTTCTTAGTGATATGATCTTTTTTCTCCTGCTCAATCCTGGTAGTCTTGGCTTCCTCGGTTTCCTCAGTCGGACCAACAGCAGGAGTAAAGTCTTTAAGTAATTCCTCGTCCCCAGTTGACCCAAGACCTAATTCCTTTTCTAAGGCAGATGTAGCAGATTCCTGAAAAAGAATCGGCATAAATAACCCAAAAAACTTAAACATCTTTAATAACTCAAACATTCCTTCCTCCTCTTTTCTCTACTCCCCGGGACTCCGGGGTTGGTAGAATGGTTAATAAAATCACTTTGATCTATCGACTGCCGCTTGGTATGGATTCTTTTTCTTAATATCTGCTCCATGCCTTCTGGCTTGGTCTAATGCCACCGCCCTCTTCTTAGCAAGTGGCCAGGACTTGTGTTCCAGTTTTAGAAAGTCATAAATCTTGCCTACATCCGAAGTCGCTGGTAAAGGCATTATTTACCTCACTTTCATCGCGTTCAGTGTAATTACACCACTTTTAAGAAGTCGCTACACTGACCGTAAGCCTCTCGAAGAATAATCAACTTCTTTTCTCCGCTAAGATTTTCCGGTGTAGATTTCGATAAATCACAAGATAATATTCCCTGACTTCCTATGATCACCTCATCGAGGTTTTTCACTTCCACAAAGGCCACTTTGCAATTGCAACTATCTGCCCCCGGCGTGATCGATGTCATGATACCTACTATCTCATGGTCAGTATTATAGGGTTTACCTTTTATTTGATCCCCTACTGCTGCCGGTGTTCCGTCTTTGTAGTGCATTATTTACCTCCCGAAGGTTGCCCTTGCGTTAATCTTGCTGCAGCCTCCTGCTCCTGTAATAAATAAGTCTGATGAGCCTTCCTGTGTTCAATAAATTTCTGCTTTATCGTTTGGTCTAAACCCATATATCTTTTGGTCTTCATAAAATCAGTAATAACCTTAAGGTGGATAGTATGATCATCCCACTCCTCTACATTGACACTCACCCCAGGCTCAAGCAGATGCTGGTTTTCTTCCTTCTGCAAATTTTCATCCAGAGATATATAGATCCCCTCAACATCCCCGAACTGCAATAATTCCCTGGCCTTGGTTATATCGATGTAACCTTTTTCCTGGAGGGTCATGATGTATTTCTGTCTCTCCATCTTTGAGGATGGTAATGCAGACCCTAAAGATATCTTGATCCTGCGATTGCCCTGGACATTTTCTCCTTTAAAGGTCCTTACCTTTACTCCGAATTCCTCTCCGGTGATCCCTAAGATCCTGGGTTCTGTGTATTTCTTCTCCATGATATCCAGGGTTGTCTCAGAAAAGAAAGCTAACTGCTGCTCAATGGTAATCAAGTCCGGAGATAATGCTCCGGCATCCATTTCGGATAATGCTTCGATTGCCACTCCGGATTTTGCCTGCTCGGGAATCCTGCCTAAAGAAGCATCATGGACACTGACAATATCCTCCATATTGCCTCTAATCCTGGCTATATCTTCGAACAAATACTGAGGCGCTGATGGACCTGCGTCATATTTAGGGGCCATAACTCCGTTAGCATGATAAATGATCTGACCGATCTCATCGTCCCATTTAGTCTCAAGCTTGGCATTCTTATCTACCATAATCTTGCCGGCCATCCATTTCTTATAGGCAGCGATTCTGGTAATGGTATAGTTAAGGTCCTCCTGCAAAGAGATAACTTGCTCGATCATCCCCTGAGCAAAGGACGAAAAAAGAAGGTCGAGATAAGTAAATTTAAATAGAGGAATCCTGCCTTTATATTCCTCGGGGATATCGCCTTTAAATAGAATCTTTTTGTTGGTGTGGACCGCATACAGGCCTTTGGGATAACGAGAACAGGGAATATTCCATCTTTCAAATATCCGGATCGCATTCTCGTATTTCTCAGTCTTGGTCTCTTCCAATAGATTGATGAGCCTTTGTTCTGCCTCGGTCATAGTAATCTCTTCAGGCTCAAGTTTCTCATCGTATTGCTCTTGAATCTCATCTACGGTTAAGACTGACTGTTCAATCTTATACTGCTTCATGGGATCCTCAAATACATCGAAAGCATGCCTGACCTTTGTCTCTACCTCTCCGATTGGCATAGTCGGTTCAACAATCTCATTCTCCAAGAAAGTCTTAGCATAAATTTTAGGATTAAAATAAGGCTTTAAATATCCGGTGCCGATAGCCAGAATATATGTAAAAAGCCTCTTTTGAATCATAAGCATCCCGGCATAGTCCTGGCAGAGATTAGGATTATGTTTATTTACCATCTGCCAGAAATCCTCTAAGACCTCCTGAGATACTTGTGCAGAAGATTTATCCCTCTCTGCACTGGTAGTGGCATCTACCATGATATTAGCCTTCATGCTTAAAAGCCGGGCCAGTAAAGCTCTAAATAACGGCAGGATATAATTACAGGTTCTGCGAACCTTCTTCTGGCGCAACTCATTCTTCAATTCCCAATGCACCCTCTCCTCAAGGCCGGAGGTAGCCATCTTATCTATGATAAAATAATGTTTGCCGTAGAGAAAAGAGATATCTACCAGCCATTGTTTCTCAAAAGAGGACCTGTTCTTCTGGATGGTATCGCGGTCCTTACTCCACTTTTGACATTGTTCTACCTCAGATAGATTATCGTTCTTTTCTTTATCATCAGCCATAAAGTCTCCTTATTTCTTAATACCTTCTTCTACTGCATCGGCAAAGTCCTTTTTGTCAATTCCGATAGCGAGGACATCGAACTCTGCCCTGTCAATCTTTTTAGTCTCGCCATTTTTCGTCTCAACTCGTTTCTCTACGCTTTTTACTCTTAATTTTACCGTTGCTGTGATAGTCTTCCCTGCATCCTCCTGATCAAGTCCGACATCCTTACTAATACTAAAATAAGGATAATGAGCCTCTTCTTTACCAGCTCCTGCCGGCTGCTCTGCCTCTGGCTTCGGCCATTTCTCTCCTAGTTCTATCATGTCTCCTCCCCTTGATAAAACATCCCATCACTTACAAACTTTCTCCAAAATTGTCTCCTCTTGTGCCTCGGGTATCCTTCTATGATCATGGCCCGATGTAATAAATTTATGTATTTTAATGCCCCTTTCCTTAATCTATTTATCCGCCAGTCCCAGATGTTCTGTTTAATCCACGAGACCAAATCTCTCAGCGTGTGGGCCAAGTTGAATCTCCTCTTCTCCAGGCTCTTTGACTCCCGAGATCTTTTCTGCCGGCGCTTCTATCTGCTGCATATTTAATTTAAGCAGAAGGCTATCGATAAACTTCCTCAAATAAGCGTTCTCCTGTTTTAAAATCTCACAACCTTTACATTTACCAAACATCTATATCCTCCTTGCCCCTTCTTCAGATACAGCATGCACTTCTTCTTCCTCAAAAGGTTTCGATCTTTCAATATCCTTCTTTACCGTAGACCAGAATTTCACAGCCCTGGAAGGCTCAGGCCCAAGTAAAATAGGGATCTCCGGGGTAGACATGATTGCATATCTTCCTTCATCTGCGCCGTGATCCTCGCCAGATGTATCTAAATCCTCCGGTTTGATTTCATCGTGAATACAGCCGGGAATAGTGCGGAGAAAATGTTTGCAGATATCGGTAACTAAAAATCTCGTAGTTACTTCCTTAAATTGATTAAGATAAGGTTTAAGCGCCTCCTTAAACCTCACCCAACCTACAATCCTTCTGTTATCGCCTTTGATTATCGGGAATCTATCGCCAATAATCTCCTGCATGACCTGATATCCTGACTTACCTTTGGCCTCCCCTTCCTTTGCCTCAAGATGCTTATCATGGTGCTGCCTATCCCCCCAGATAGACGGATCCGCTACCATGTATTTAATATTTGTCTCCTGGGCCTTCTCATTTGCCTTTAAGATTAAATGCGCTAAGTCAAAATAAGTATAACCCTCAACATACAGTTCCCTGTATCGGATAAGCTTGCCTTCAGGCAGAACGCAATACCATCCTACTGAGGCAGGCTTGGTATACCCATAATCTAAAGCCATGAATTTAGTGAAAGGCAATTCGTTAATCATCTCAATAAATCTTGAGTATGGGATTACATGAATGGGTCTGCGCCACATCTCAAAAAACTGGCCGACAAAGATATCCCAGTCGCCTTCCAAAAGGGCTTTACGATCCTTCTCGGGAAGGGATTTTAGTCTTACAAGATACCCAGGATCATTTTTAAGCAGGATAGGATTATCATAAATGGTGGCAAAAATATAGCCCCTGGCCACTCCGTCAGAATCGCCTTTAGTAGTCTCGATATCCTCGTCGTTTACTCTTTTAAAATATTTAGGTTTGCCATCCGGAGTAAGTTTGTCAATGAATCTTGCCTTTACCCAGGCATGTCCGACATTCCCCGGATTAGCAGTCAAGCGAACAAAAGGAGTGATATCAAGATTGACAGAACGGCATTGAGCAGTCAGAAATAAATACTGTGTCTCTGTAAATTCCTCAATCTGATCAAAACCCATGTAGTGATATTCCTTGCCCTGGTGATCGTATTTGTCCTGTTCATTCTTACAATGGCCAAATTGCAGAAAGGCCCTGGATGGCCAGGTCCACCGGCGCAGATCTCCATTCCATGCTGCTTTTTTGGCAAACCAACGATGAGACCGGTCAATTATTTCCTGTAATCTGGGAAAGGTCCTGCGAAAGATAATTGCTTTATAGTAAGGCTTTTCTATCTGATAGGTAGCATCAAAAAGCAGGGCATCGGTCTTGCCCGGGCCCTTAGCGCCTCCGTAGAGCAATTCAAAAATAGAGGATTTTAAAAACAATTCTTGTTTCTTCTGCGGCCTCCACTCCATTATTTACTCCCATCAAAGACAATCTTTCCAGATTTACGAATATATTCAATGTATGGCCGGTTATTTTTATATTTAACTTGGTTTAATTTCATCTTTCTTCGGTAAATAGATGCGTAAAAAGTCCTTTAAGTCGTCTCCTGGCTCAAGGTCAGTCTGCTTGCGGTCCGGGATAAACTTCCTCATCACGGCAATCAGGATATTGTTATCCTTAAAGGCTTGGCGAACGAAATGCTCAAATAAACTCTTTTTTTCCTCTTTCTCTACCTTCCTGATCGCTTCCTGTAAGACTTCAAGAGAGAAAGCAGATCTTGCGCCTTTAGGTTTTCCCGGATATCCTTTAACAAATCGGCCCTTTTTATCGCGCTGGACTTTTCTGACGGATACCTTCTTCTTTTTCCTTATCTTACCCTTATTTATGGCCATACTGATTAAAGCATGATATATTAAACGAATAAAAACAACTTCATTATCCTGAAGCCTTTGATTTTAAAAGTATTTTCTCGTCGATAGAACGCACATGAAACAACTGGTTAATTGCCCTCTCCACTTGCCTTAAATTCCGTATGGTTTTTCGATATTCTTTGGGTGTCAAGAAGTTATGAGAATAGAGTAATCTCTGCAGGAATTTGCGGGGTATGCTTACATGAATATAGGAAACAGGTAATATCTTTTCTTCTACCATAAAATAAAAAAGGCAAGGACACTAACCGTAGAGCAATACGGCTTTTTTATTGTGTATCCTTGCCTATTAAATCGGGTCTTTAAGACCTATCTAATCGGGCAAAATCTCTTTTATAAAATCTATTTTTTCCTCTAGACAAATTTCCTCAATCTTTAAATTCTTGACTTTAAAAGGTAACCCATCCTTATGCTCAATCTCATATTCAATCTTATTGGGTTGTGCTAGTTTAGAAAGAAGTTTTAAAATCTTCCAGCAGTTCTTTTCTTCAGACATAAGATTTAAATGGAATTTTACCGGGAGACATAAACAGGATTTCGTCACCTCTCACTTTAAGAGGACTTGGCCACCTGCACTGGCTTTCGAGATCCAGCATTTCACTCCTTGAGCCGATATTTAATCGGTTGGGTTACCCAAAATTCAACTCTATTATGTCTCCCACAAACTATTTCCTTATGGCTTTATTATTCCACCCTCGGGCCTGTCAATTATAATCCCTGCGCGCCTTGCCTTGATCTCCGCTTTCCTTCTCTTTATATCCCCCAAGGCTTCCTCTATTGCCTGGACCTCTCCTAACCTGCGATCCAACCTTTTCTCATCTTGAAGTGCAAGACCGGCCTGGTAAAGGTATTTCTCTGCTTCATCTAAATAACCCATAATCCTTAAGAGCTGTCCTAAGTTAAAATTAAGCCGGTAGTCATTAGGTCTGTAATGCAATCCTTTAGCCCAAGCCCGGATGGCTGAGAATTTCCTATCCTTACCAGATTCCAATATCCCCACCCAATTCCAGCAGGCATAGTTATCCGGGAATTCTACCAAATTCATATCAATATAATCTTCCATCGATTTAAAGGCAGGTAAGTAATAAGAGAGCTTTGTGGT